ACTCCCTAACTTGCTAAAGTACATCGATGATGATATCCTGCTCCTCTACAGTGATACCTAAATGGTGCATTCTACCATACACCTCACGAAGCCAAAAGCGCTCTGTAAATGGCGAACCGCACTTAGCTACCGATACTACTGGTACGTTGAAATCATCAGCATTAACAAAGGTTAATACCTCATCTTCGATCTCAACAGCAAGATTACCACCAGAGTACCTAGAACAACGATCACAAACATCCTGGATAGTCACAACAACCTCCTCGGTTATATCGCCTGTTTAACTAGAACATCGTCAAAATGAAATCATCCCCACGCACATGCGCAGGGATGATGTGGTACACTACAAACCAGCCCTGGAAAGCAACTGACGTCCGTAGGACTCAGTGCGCTTAGGTAGAATGGTAGAGCGTGTGCTAACACGCTTACGCATCTCAGTACCACCATTGGCCAGTACCTTTGGGTACTCGGTACCAGCCAACTGAACGGTAACCTCATAACACACGACAGACCCATCAGCATGGGTCACCATGATGTCCTTGTTGGCGAACTTGGACAGGTCGCATGTCAAGTCCACGGCCTTGCCACGCTTAGTGTCGCGAACAGCGACAATGTTAGCAGCTGAGGTCATACTCTCGATGATCTCGATGAGTGATGGTGCAGTAGCAGTAGCGGTAGTCATGATAAACTCCTTAGTAAAGTTAAATGTAACCCCACAGGGTGTCGTTTCAACGGCACTAGACCCATAGGGCACCAGAAAAGGGGGGGTAGTGTTGGAGTATATATCCCCTCCAAACGATCTATAACAGAAATTTTTAACATATATTCTGCTCCCCCAAACAGGATCTAGAACAACTTTTTTCACAGGGGGTTTTACTCCCCTCCGTTCCAACTATAACAATTTTTTTCAGGATATCTCTCTTACTCCCATACGCGTGTTCTAAGCGTTCCAGTGGTGGAATAGGGGTAATGGTACCCTTAGTGTATTATCGTTTGGTGTAGGGTCTCTCAGGTGTGTTTTAAGGTGTTGTAGGTTGTTCTATAACCTAGAACTTAGAATGGCACATAATATTTTTTAATATTTTTCTTGACATTGTGGTGTTGGGGGTGTTACTTAACAGGGCACACCGTCAGTAACACTATATACACTACCCCTGGTATACATACACACTATACACACTACTACAGTAACGATACTCTTAAGTAACAGTGGGGTGTTAGTGTGTTACTCTCTAGTAACGCTACTATAAGGGGGAGTATGTATACTGTATTGGTGTGTTACTCTCTAATAGCGTTACTATAAGGGAGTATATAGTAAGTAGTGTAGTAACGTATATATAGGGGTGAGTATGTATGCTAGGGTATACTAACTATACGCTACTCTTACCAGGGTAAGAGAAGAATAAGAGTAAATCTCTAATCTAAGAATAAAACAGAACCCTACGGGGTAAAGAAGAAGAACAAAGAAAAGAAAGTCTTAAAAGAAAAGAAAGTACTTGACATCTACCCCCATGTGTGTATAATGGTGTTAACAATGGAGGTGTGTGATGGTCAAGATGAAGGTAAATGACTTTAAGGCTGCTATGGATTTCCTGGAGAGTACTGAACCTGCAGCGTTACCTACAGCGGTGAGTAAGGATTTGTATGATCTGGCTATGGTTACTTATGGGCCTGAATGGTTGGAGAAGCATAATATCGTGGCTGAAGTGAAGGTGCCTGATGACAAAGACAAGTCGTAGCTACCGATGCCTGGCATGTAAGAAGGTCATTGTGAGGCAGCTTGATGAAACGCTACCCTTACCCGAGTACTGCCCTAAGTGTGCTAAGAGACGTAATCCGAGGATACAAGCATGGAGATTCAGGGATGAGCAAACGAACTAACGGTACACCCGGTGATCTCCCTACGTTGTTAGCTGCTAATGCTAAGGCTAGGGCTAAGCCACGTAAGCAGACGCCGGGGAAGTATGACGATATCATTGAGGCCTACGATGATGAGGCTTCCGCTATAGCACTAGGTGCTACACCTGTACCATGGCGTGAGGCTGGTAAGGGTGATTACGCTATTCTAGATGATGGTAAGGTACTATACATCCGGCGCGTGACTATGTACGGTGGTAAGGGTAACGGTAATGCTAAACCAACTATCCAGTACATTACCAAGCAGGGGAACTTCTGGTGGACTGGGCAGAGACCTGCAACTAAGTGCCGTATTGAGTCATTCCACAAGTACGAGTGGTCTGAGACTAAGAAATCACTGGGGCAGATAGATGCAATGGCTTACGTGTACGCCAGAACGTTCGATAGACGGCTTGCACAGGATATTGCTATGGGTGTTAACCCCGGGCAGCATAAGAAACCACGTATGCGGGCATTGATGAAAACAGAAAAATTCGAGGTAGCCGTGAAAGCACAACTAAAAGGGATCCTTGCTGATCGTGGATTAAACGAAGAGGGTGTAATCGACCTTCTGGTGGAGGTTATTGAGTCAGCTAAAACCGCTAAGAACCTGAAAGTGCTGTCTACCATGGCGTTGAAGTTGTTTGAAGCACAGGGTGGGTTCGATAAGAAGGTGCATTCGCTTGAAGGAAACCTTACCGAAGAGCGTTTCCTGGAAGATGCGGATACGAAAGCTACACAACGGCTTGAATTGACAGAGAAAAGCACCGAAACCGTTCGATGGAACGAAGACGGTGAAGCGATAGGCAATGAAGAATAGAAAAGCGGAGATATTACTCCGTATTTGTAACGATATCCAGTATTTCGCCAGTCTATGTCTCCCTTCTGCTGTGAAAAAGAAGATTCCACCCTTCCACGACAAGATCTACGCTGATTTACTTAATGACGAGCTGAAATTCCTGCTTATAGCTGCGCCTAGGGGGACGGCAAAGTCCACATTAGGCAGTTTGGTCTACGTTATGTGGCTCCTGGCGCGTAAACATGCCGTCAAATGGCTACGTGCTAACGGGTATACAGTTGAAGTTGAAGATAGTGTTATGGAGGAGCTGTATGTCATACTGATTTCAGAAGCACAGGGGCAGTCAAAGAACTTCCTATCCAGAATCAAGTACCACCTGGAGATATCACGACCCCTGCGTGCATTAGTCGGTGATCTGGGTGAAGATACCGCTAGAACATGGCGTGAAGACGAGATCAAGCTTGCTGACGGCACTAGAATCGTTGCTGTGGGTACAAAACAACGTATCAGGGGTGTAATCAGTGAAGATAGCCGCCCCTCACACGTAATTGTAGATGATTTCGAGTCTGAACAGAACGCCGCTACCGAAGAGGCTATGTATAAGAACCTGAAGTGGGTGACTGAAGCTGTTATGCCAAGTATGCGGAGTGACGGTAAGATGGTGGTTATTGGTACCGTGATCCATGAGGAATGCTTCCTGATGAAAGCCAGGGCTGATGATATCGAAGACCCGGAGTTAAAGGGCACCTGGAAAGTACATTGGTACCAGATCGTTGATGAAGAAACCGGGGAGTCTATCTGGCCTGAAGAGTACCCCATGGCACGTATTGAAGCTATCAAGAACCGGTATATGCGCCTTACTGGTAGCCTGAATGGATTCTACCAGGAGTACATGAACGTACCCCAGAACCCGGACGAAGCACCGTTCAAGAGCCACTACATCCATCATCACTCGTACAAGTACCGGTATACGGCTGAACATGGTTCGGTATTGTATAAGACACTGGACGACGGGCATGAAGAGGTCGTCCCGGTGTATGTCTATCTCGGGATAGACCCCGCATCGTCGTTATCAAAGACTGCTGACTATTTTGTGATTATGGCTGTAGGCGTAGACGAAGACTGGAACCGCTATGTGATTAGCATATTCAGGAAACGGGAAGACCCTGCTTTCCATGTGGACAGAATCTTTGAGTATGTGGATAGATACCACCCACGGAAGACTGTAATTGAGACTACCGGCTATCAGGAATCGCTGAGAGCTAACTGTAGACGGCGTATGAGAGATGAAAAAAGATACATACCTGGACTGGAAAATGGATATAAACCACGGCAACCTAAAGACGCCCGTCTGGAGTCCTTAGTGCCACTATTTGCACAGGGTAAGGTGTTCCTACGACATGAAGATACTATCTTTGAGTCAGAGATACTCGCATACCCAAAAGGTAAAAAAGATCAGTTGGATGCGTTTTGGCTTGCTATTCAGAAATCGAAGAAGTACAATGGAGCGAAGTTTACACGTGGGAAGAAGAAAAAACGTGCTGAAACTGCTTCCGATTGGAAATTAATGGTGTAAGGGGGAATGATGGCGTTATCGGCGATAGACCCCGGATTTAATCAAGAAGAACACGCTAAAAGTATCGTGGAAGAGACACGTGAACTCTTCGAGCGATATACTACCGATGCACAGGAATGGCGGGTACAATCCCAGGAGAATCGGGAGTTTCGCTATGGACGGCATTGGACTGAAGCACAGTACGATGAGCTGACTTCAATGGGGCATTCGCCCATAACTGTTGATAGACTTGGCCCTGCTATCGAAAGTGTCAAGTCGATTATGACTTCCAACCGGCCCGGGTTCCAGTGTATCCCGCAAGAGAATAGCGATGCGAAGACTGCAGAAGCATTGTCAAGGATGTTGACTTACTGCTACGATATCAGCGAAGGTGCTGTGCATGTAGCGAAGTTCATTGATGACTTCTTGACTATCGGTATGGGTGTGTTCTACGCCTACCAGGATCCGCTTGCTGACATGGGTAAGGGTGAAGTGATGTTCCAGGCAGTTGATCCTGATAAGGTGTCTATCAGTTCCAGTTCCCGTAACCACAAATGTACCGACTCTGAAAATATCATCCTGAGCTACATGTTCACTAAGAAACAAGCAGCGCAGATGAAACCGCAATATAAGGGCGCTATCGAAGGGGCTGTAAGTGATCAGGATTTCAACTTACCCAGTACCGGTAATCGTGATGGTCTTAATAAGCTGTTCTTTGAAGTCGATATCGCCAACGCTACCCTCAACGATGACGACTACGTTCGTGGCTATATGCGCTACAAGAATGTCCGGGTTATGTATACCCGAGTCTTCGAGAAGTGGTCTGGTGAGGAGCGGATATATCGTGAAGATGAATACCAGAAGTATCTCCAGCAGCCAGCGTATATCTACAAAGGCACTCCCTTTACCGACCCGCAAGAGATGGCCAAGATCGATCAGGCAATCAAAGATATCATAGAACGCCAGGTTGAATTGGTCGCCAATATCACCGAACAGCACCAACAGGCTATACTCGATATTGCTGCTGAACGTGCTGAGACGATGAAGGGTCTTGATGAGGCACTCGCTAATGACGCGCTCGAACAGGAACGATATGATGCGGAAGTGAACCGATTGGAAACTGCAGTTCAAGGTAAGCTTGAGCAGGCTGAAGAGAACTTTGAGTCGTCAGTACAGGCGATTACTAACCCAGAACAGCCGGAATCCGTCACAATTGCCGAGTTAGTGCAGGCTGGCTTCATTGAAGAAGTATCCTATCCTGAAGAACGGGTGATGGAATATCAGATCATCGGTGACCAGCTGGTGTCTGAACGTGAAATGACACTCGACGAATACCCGCTTATTATCGCCATGAATCATCACCTGGGGACTCCATACCCGATTGGTGATGTTGGCCTAGCGAAGGGTAATCAGGAGTACATCAATAAGTTGCGTAGCCTGATCGTAGCACATACTACATCATCTGTTGGTAGTGCGCTATTGGTTGGCGAGGGTGCTGTAACCGATATCGAAGAGATGGAGCGGAAACTAGCACGGCCTGGTACCAAGATTATCGAGATCGACTTTGAGGAAGGTCAGCCGATACCTATGGCGCCTATGCCCCTTGCTAACGAACTGTACAAGACTGAAGCAGATGCTAAGGCTGATATCGACCATCTACTCGGTGTCTACGAGTTGATGTTAGGTAACCCTTCCGCTGCACCAGATACACATAAGGCAACGCTCAGTATCGACGAGTATGGCCAACGGCGTATCCGGGCGAAGATGATGAGTATCGAAGATGGTCTGTCCAGACTGGGTAACGTACTTATCAAACTAATGCAGGAGTTGTACCATACACATAAGTTCATGCGGATCCTCCAGCCTAACGGCGAGATGTCAGAGTTCTCCGTTAACGAGAACCTCTACGATGACTTTGGTAAGATCATCGGCAGGCTGAACGATATCACTATTGGGAAGTACGACTGCAAGGTTAAGTCCATGTCGATGCTGCCTGATAACCGTTACGGTAAGATGGACTGGTACTTGAACCTGTTTGATCGGAAGATCATCGATGGTGAGGAAGTCCTACGTAAATCAGGCGACTTTGATATCGATGGTATCCTGGAACGCCAGGGCGAGAAACAGAAGATGCAGCAGGCACTTGGGAAGCAACAGGAAGAGATAAAGGATCTCAAGGGCGATATGCAAACTAAGGATAGGCAAATTCAATCCTTGACAAACAAGGTCGAAACTGAGAAGTTTAAGGCGACATTGAAAATAGAGGCTGAACGAGCGAAGCTTGCAGGAGAACTCTACGAACGACGTTTAGCTGACGCGGCAAGATACAAACAGCGGAATGACGCTGATAGTAAACGCACACAACGAAGCAAAGGAAAGAAAAATGCCAACAGATCCTAAAGACATCATGGGAGAAGATCAGAACGTTCCCCTGACACAAGGAGAACCCAACGTAGATCCTAACAATATGGATATAAACGAGCTGCTAGGCGCCGGTCTTGAACCTGGTGGTGGTAATACCGACGAAATGGGTTTCAACGATTTCCCGTTCGACATGGAACAGGAGCAGACACCTGCTCCCAAGGTCGAAGAACCAATCCCTGCTAAAAAAGCGGATGAGGGGAACGTTGATGGCCGTCTCGAGGCTGTAACTGGTGCTCTGGAGCAGATGCAGAATCAGCTCAAGCAACAGCAGTCTCAACAAGTTCAGGAACCAGCGGCGAAGGAAGAAGAACCATTCCAGATCCCGCCACCTCCTGAAGAACCTAAGCGTCCTGCTGGTTACAGCATGGAAGAAGTCTTGGGCGACCCTAAGTCGGAGTCAGCGATTTATGCGCAAGAACGAGACGAGTGGCAACAGAAGATGACGCGTTACAATGCAGCTGTTATGCAGTACCTTGTGTATCAGCAGCAGCAAACACAGCAAGAGACGGCTGAACGTCAGAATGAGGCCAATGAAAACACAAGGCAACGGGAAGTGGTTGCGGAGACGAGACGTGATCTTATCGACAACGAAGGGTTGACACCTGCACAGGCAGATCAGTTTATTGGTGATGTTACCGATCCTGAGTTCTACGATAAAGGAACCTTGCTCCAGGTTTGGCGAGCTAAGAATGGTCAGAGGATCGCTATTAATGAGCCAGGCCCAGATTTCCAGCAAAGACAGAGGGCACAGCAATTGCGGCGCAATTTAGGGCTGAACCCCGCTGGACAACAGCAATCAACAAAACCCGTTGGCGAACAGTTAATGGGTGCCATTCTGAAGAACGCGCCAAATCAGAGTGTCATCCCTCAATAACGAGGTGATTTATGGCTTATTCTGAAACCCCACAATACACCAGTGATATCGGCGCGTCCGTAACTACTGGTGCAACTACGCTGGATCGTCGGCGTAAATATGCGTTTGGGGACGGAGTAGCAGAACTTATGCCTACTGCTACCCCGCTCTTCTCCTTAGCTACTAAATATGCTAAGGTGCCAACAAACGATCCGAAATTCAAAATGCTCGAAAAACGGCATATCTACCAACGTAGACAGTTCTATAGCAAGGCTGCTCTGGACGATCTTGATTGGTCTAGTGGACTTGCGTTGGATAATACCGATATCTACGCCCGTTGTGACGCTAATGGTGTTACACAGGCTGCGGGTGTTAGTTTTGATACCCTGGATGCTGCTAACGCTAATTGGCTGCAGGCTGGTACCGTTGTATCGTTCACTGATGGTGTTCATACCTGGACGGCGTATGTGTCTACACACGCTGCTGCTACTACTACTTTGACCGTACTTTCCGAGGATGGTGCGACAACGACTGCTGACACCGCTACTGATGTGGCTTCTGCTACAATTAAGGGTCAGGTGATCGGTAGTTCCCATGGGGAAGCTACTGGTGCAGGAGCTGGTTGGAGTGATCAGATGGTTGATACCGAAGGGTACACTCAGATCTTTAAGACACCTACCCCGATGATCTCTGGTTCTGGTCTGGCTACTGAACTGCGTGGTATCAAAAACCGGTTTATCGAAATCTACAAAGAGTCACTTGCGGCTCATAAATTGGATATCGAGATGGCTGGTATGTTCGGGTTTGGTATTGGTTCTCTTACCGATGCTAACTCTAAACCACTCCGGTTCACCCACGGTGGCCTGCCGTTCATTGGTGATGCTAGTGGTCATTCTACTGCTTTCACCTATGGTGGATCCGGTTATGATGACTTTGTGGACTTCCTGAAAGAGTATATGACTCCCGAGAATGGTCTTGAGGGTAATACTCGTATCGCGTTCGTATCGCGTGATATCATCGCGTGGTTGAACAAGATCGGGTCTGATGCTCATAGTTCCTTCCTGAAAGCCAGTTTCTCAAGCTCTGGTGGACAGTGGAACTTGGACAATGTGGTTGGTGCATTCGGTTTGAATATTACCAAGTTGACCACACCATTCGGTGCTCTTGGTTTCGTTAACCATCCGATGCTCCGCGAAGACTCGGAGAACCAGGGTCTTGTGGTTGATTTTAACCATATCAAGATGCGTCCATTGCAGGGTAACGGTATCAACCGTGATACTTCAGTGTACCCGCATGTTGAAGACAATGACACTGATGGCCGTGTAGATTTGATTATGAGTGAGATCGGATTCGAATGGGATCTGCCCGAAACTCATCACAGGCTTGTATTTAGCTAAACGTTAATGGGGGGAGCGTTGTCCCCCCTCTTTACTTTTTGGAGGTTATTATGGCTTGGTTGAAAAAGACACCGAATGGTGATTTTATTGTCGCCACAGAGACTTACACTTTACCAGCATCAGCTACAACCGAATACAGCACCGTGGTCGATTGGCTTTTCCCATCGGCTAAAATTGCTAACCGGTATATGTATTTTGGTTTTAACGCTTCTGCGGTTACTGGCACTAACCTTGATATTGCACTTTATGGTGCGATGACAAGCGGTGGTACTAAAGTGCTACTCAAAGATGCGGTTGTCGCCGACATCACAGCTACTGGTCTTGCTATCGGTCAGATTGATCTGAACGCGTACCCGTATCCGTATTACTATCTTGCGTGGACTTCTGATGCTGATGAGAGTGCAAATACCATCGATGTATCTGTAATTTACAAACCGTAGATTATCAAACGGAGGGCTTCGGCCCTCCTTCTTTAACCGGAGTTGTTTATGGCAACTTTCAAAGAACGTATCGAGGATATGGCTGGCACTACACCAACTACGCTCATAACCGGGGCGCAGGCTTGTGCTGATGGTGTTCGTGACGTAGTTGATAAGATCATCAAATACATGCCTGGGCTTGTGCCGTTATTCACTGATGAAACCACTGTTGCCACACATACAATAGCTGACACCGGGCTGCCAATATTATCCGCACGTGTCCAGTGTGGGACAGACCCGTACTATGAGGCTCATGAAATACCGCAAAACCGCGTATTAGCGTCACAGCAAAGCACTAGTATATACTTTGCTACAGCCACTTCCCCGGTCTACTATCGTGATGGTAACAAATCAACTGAAACATTGCAGTTCCAACCTTCCGCCTCTATCGCTAACGTTGTTCTTGTGCAGGTTGTACATGGCGCGGTTACCAATTGGGATGCCGGAACATCCTCTATTATCAACTTCCCGGAATCATGGTACGACGCGGTTATTATGTACGCTGCTGCAAGGTATGTGTTGAATACGATTGCCGAAACAGGGATTGCGTACTCTGTGGTTAATGGTTACATTGTAGACGACGAGGATACCGAGCTTGCCAGTGCCGAACTTAGTCGCCAGGGTTTGACTTTAAGTGAATATCAATGGCTTGTAGCGCGGTACAATCAGCTAATGCAACAGTACAACGGATTGTTCGCAATCCCCACTAACGCTTAGACAAGAGGCTGAGATGAAACCTACTGAAATGGTCGAGTTAGTCCAACAGCATCACCCTAACCTTGGTGAGACTGAGATTCTGAAGATGCTGAACAAGGCTAACCGTGAGATACTACGTATCACCAGGATCATTCGGTCTGATTACGATATCCTTACCAACTATGCTACTTGCTACGACGCTACTAATGGGTACGTCAGTCTTGGCACCTACCCGGGTGGTGTTGTTGTCGTGAAAGATGTCTTTATCGATGGTGAGCCTATATCGCAACTAACCAATCCTGCTTATGTAGGTGAGACTGGTTCAGGTGACCAGAACTATTACTGGTGGCGCGATGAAGAGCGTCTCTACATTGTTTACAACGGCGCTACTATAGCCGTTATGCCAGATACAGTGACGTCCTGTAGCCTACGTTACGTGAGTAATGCCAGTTCAATCGCCATTGCTGATACTGCTGGCCCCGATTACAACGAACAGTTCCACGATGCTTTACCGTACTACGCTATCGCCAGAGGCTACGAATTACCAGAGAACATGAATATCCAGGTTGCGACATACTTCAGAGCACAGTACAGAGAAACCTTACGGGAAGCTAAGAAGTATTCGAGACGTCGTGGTATGACAGGTGTTGTACAACCACATGCTTTCAATCGGAAAAGTTAGGAGATCGATATGAGACGTATTATTGTTTTTTTATGTGTGTTAGCCTTGGTTAGCATGGCGACTGCTGGCGATACAGTCAGCTATAAGACTTTTTCGCCATCCACTCACCTAGCAAAACCTACGATGTCGTATGTAGCCAGTACTGCGGGTGTTGATTCATGTGATACGTTTTGGGGTACTACTGGTGGTTGGTCTGGTATTGCTTCGTCAGGCGATCCTTACTGGACGTTTATTGTCCACACCACAGAAGCTTACGGCGCAATCGTTGATTACATACGAGTGGCACCACTGTATATTGTTGGTTCTGCTGCAGGTGATACCCTTTGCGGTGAATTTAATGTTGAGGATAACGGCACTTCGATTCTCCCCACTACGCATACGTTTGACGGAAGTGAAATAACTTGTGATGTGGCTTTGGGGGAATTACCTCGCGCTGATGGGGCGAGATTACTTGTGAGTTGGACTGATGCTGCCACAACTAACGGTACGTTCAATCTGCACTTCAAAGGGCCGAAGAAATAGCCACTGGAGGATTTTATGAGGCATTTAGTTAAACTATTGCTGCCGTTATTGGTAATTTACGGTATAGCATATGGTGGCGCTGTGACTATTTCGGTTTGTGCAAGTGGTTGTGACGAAACAACAGTTGCCGCTGGTGTGGCTGCTGCTGGTGCTGGCGAAGCAGTATACATCCACAACGGCACTTATAGTGAAACGGCCGACGTCACCGATGGTGGAACCGATCTTGCGCGGATCTATGGCGAATCTGAGGATGGTGTAATTATCAACCTCCAGAATAATTCTGGTTTATCTGCATCATTTACTGGTGATGGATACGAAATTGACCACCTGACTTTTGTAGTGGAAGATGGGTATATCGCTGTCGGTACTGCGTTTGATGGTTTTAATACTTGCACGATAACGAGTACTTCTACTGCTGATAACGTTTTTATAGTTCCAACTCCGTCTGTTACTGACACGGTATATTTTGACACCGTGAGTTTCGGGGATGGCACCGCTACAGATATCCCGATTATCGGTGAGGGTGGGGCTGCGAATACATATACGAGATACACTGATTGCGTTCTTGATAATGTAAAGATACTCCAGGATGACGGACGACTCCAGATGTGGAATTGTACAATAGACAACACCAATACGGCGGCCGAACAAGCGTTGATAGATTGGACAGCGGGAGGTGTTGGGTTCGCATATCTTTACAACACTACTATCTCTGGTGTCGATGATGACATGGGTTCGTCACCGCACACTTTTGGGTTTCGTAGATTGGACGATAACATAAGCCTTGCTGACACATTCATGTATTCCAATTTCGATTCATTGGATTTCCCGATAAAGCAATCCGATTCTGACGGCGCACACGCGACAGCCACTAAATCGTATGTCTATGCTTGTTCACTAGAGTTCTTTTCGTTGTACGGTATTTTCACTACGACTAATGATGGCGATATTATTGACAGCTACTTCAAGAGTGGTCATGATGAGTTGTACACTATCACAATTGGGCATGATGGGCCAAGCTGTAATACGTACAATAAGGGCCAGGGGTGGCATATAAGCGGTTGTACATTTGACGCATGCGACTCACCTATTCGTGTGTTTGGACAGGAATGTCAGATATATGAGAACAATTTTATAGATTTTACTGCAAACGGAATAGGGATGGAAGGTGCAGATCAGCCGTACATTGTTAACAATCGATTTTATTCTGGCAATAAAGCTATTGCACTCCAAATCGAAGATGCCGTTGAGTGTACGGACGGTATGGTGAAAAATAATTGGTTTATCGACAACACCAAAAATTACTATTTTGATAGTGCGACATCGGAGGGTGGTACGTGGGATTTCGACAACAACATTTATGTCGAACCAAGTAGTGTGACAGTTTTTTGGGAGGATAACTCCGTCCAAAAAGATTTTAGCGATTGGTTGACTGACGGCAAAGACGCTCTTAGCGATACAACCACACATTGTTGGCGGTCATTATATGGTGGTGATTCTTCGGCTGTGATTGTGCCGCCGTATGGCTACGTCTCTACCGGGCTAACACAAACAGCTGTAAGGCCAAATGTGCCCCATACATTTCCGACATTGACGATGGCAGATGATTCTCTGTTAGCACATGTCAATTGGGCGGCAACAGACACGATCACGTGCACTGTTCGAAATGATGGTGCACTTATGGACTATATCGATTATAGAGCTAACGATGATGACTTGTACCTTGATGTAACTGGGCATATTTTACCAACTTCAGGATACGAATAGGAGCCAGGATGAAAGCAAAAGCAGTATTTTTTGGATTACTGATTTATGCGGTGGTGTCATTTGCTGCGATCACTGATGGTCTGACAATCGACAGCAAGTGGGCTTTCGTTGGCGATAGTTGGGTTTCTGGTGCTTCGTATCCCGCGATATTAGGGTCGGATGATTACGCGGAATGGAGTGAAGGGTTCTATACCCAGGCTGCCGATTGGCCCTGGAAATTGTGTCATAGTGCGGGTGTGACAAATTATCGTGTATTCGCTACTTCGGGCCAAAGGATACTTGGTACTACTAAAGGGATCGGGCTTGATTATATACCGGACGTATTGGCGTGGGAACCGGATATTGTGTTCATCAATTCCGGGATTAATGATTGTTATACTGTGAGTGTGGACTTTGCGGAATCTGTTGAAGTCGCTACTGAAGTAGTCGATTCGTTGGCATCGTTCGTAGGCCAATTCAATGACATCGGTTGTAGAGTTGTACTTGTTGAAATCCATGGGGTCTCTGCGTTTGCTACTTGGGATGCTGAACATGATTCTTGTAGGGTCGCTATAAATACCGGCATTAATGCGATGACAACTGGCGATTTGTTGGCGGTACATTCTGATGCTGCGTGGTTGTATGATTCTACTGGGGCCGATTGGGGGGGTACCACCCTTGAGAAGATTGCTATAGGCGCGGACTATGATAATGGTGATGGTTTGCATCTCAACCATTTAGGCGACTATTACAAAGGTGATTCTGTTTGGGTAAATACTCTCGGGGCCATCAATTTTGCAAGCCAACGAGCGTTTTATGTTGATGTTGCCACTGGTCATGATTGGACTAATGTTGGAACTCAAGGTTCACCATTTCAAACATTACAGGCTGGCATGATGCATGCTGGTGCTGGTGATCATGTGTATCTTACCGCTGGCGAATATGATCGCAATACTTCAACTGGGCAAGATGGGTATTTATCAATCGCATTTAAGTTTGTCAGAACCGGCACAGCCGCTAATCCAGTTCGTATTTATGGTAACGGATCTACTCTTACAAATACACTTCTCGGTGAAACAAGAAATGGTGCTACTTCTTCATATCGTCCAGACTCGACCCATGTAATTTTTAATGGTTTCACATTTACAGATTACACTTATGGGTTAGATGTCGATGACATGCGTGGTTTAGTTCTCGATGAATGCACTTTTATAGGTAGTGGGATATCGCTTGATGGCACAAGCTATGTAGTTGTTGATGACTGCTATTTGGGGAGAACTAGCGGACATGTTATCAATGGTTTAATAGATGTTGTTGATTGCGACAGTCTCATCGTGGTAGACACAGAACTATACAACAGCTCGGCTACATCCAATAAGTCGGTCTATCTTGGCGCTGCTGTTGACGCTACAGATGTGTTCAGGTTTATTGGGATCGATTATACTGCTGATCGTGTTGCAGCTCCGTTGTTGACTGTTGCTGCTGCAAATGCACATACTGTAGAGCTTAAAAATTCGGTAGTGGACACATACAATACATTTGCTATGGTTTGTAATGTTTCGCAAACATTGGTTGCTGACAACAACTTTTTTAACGGCAATGGATTTTTCATTGCCGCCCCTAAATCGTTGGCTCAGTGGCGTACTGCTACTGGTGGCGATGAACAGTGGGATTATATAGGTGTTGTTGATAGCGATACTATGAAATATGGTGGTATTGCACATCCAAATTATTACGCTTATACGCAAAGACAACATAGTAGTGATTGGTGTAGTATAGGGCTTACACAGTATGCGGCTCCAACTTATCCAGATGATTTTGATGAATTGATACATCTTGATTCTTTGCTTATTTATTTGCCGTGGGTTTGGACGGGCGCTGATACTACTGGCAATTTCAAAATACATACTGATAAAAGTTTGTTCGAATACATCGATTACCAGTTTGATTCTGGTCAGTTATACATAGGCAGAGACCCGCATATTTTACCGGATGGATTCAAATAACCTGGAGTACACATGCTCGCACGTACTGGAACAAGACCTGGTGATAACGGTGAAAAACACCGTAGGAAGATGACCCGTTCTGCTGTTATTGGTTTCACTATTGCTGCTGTAACATTCGCGTATGCTTCATATGATAGAGTCATGGACAAAGGCATGGACGCTGGTGCTGCTAGCGCTGCTTTTGAAGACCATACAAGGCAATTAGAGACACTTACTACTACCTGTGAGCAGATGCCCGTTGCCTACGTCCCGCGCCTTGAAGCTGACACACGGTTTGGTGAATTAAGGACGCAAAACGCTGATATGAAGAAGACGCTTGATAATATCTACGAATGGGTGTTAGCACAATGAAGTATCTCCTTGCGTTATTGCTTGCTACCACGATGTCCAATGCTACTACAATGGGCTTACAGGGCTATCAGCCAACCGTAGCGCCACTATTAGATGCCGAGTGGGGGCAACTATACCCCTGGAACAGTTATTGCCCTGACGGTGCCCCTACGGGCTGTGTGGCTGTATCAGTTGCACAGGTGATGTACTACTACAAAAGCCCCGCCCATGGTTACGGTGAAGACTACAACGATTATATCCATTGGGATCGTATAGATCCTGTAGCGCCTACTGACGGTGCTGCGAAGTTGTTATATGAAGTTGGCCATAGTCTTGGTGCGCACCGTGCGATACTCACCCCTATCAACATAGGCGCTATCCCGGGACGTGGCGGTGCAGGTCACGTCCATTGGAACTACTGCGAGTCTTCGAACAACGTGTTCCGTAACGCTTACACTGATTATGACTGGCATAAGCTACTGCAGTTCGAGTTGGAGTCTGGCCATCCGTTGGTATACGGTGGCCGTGGTACTGGTGCACATAGCTTTGTAATCGATGGTTATGATGTAGGTACTGGATCCGCTCCCGAGTATCATGTGAACTGGGGTGCTGAAGGTAGATGGGACGGTTGGTATCGTTTGGATGATCTAACGCCAGGCCCCTTCGACTTTACAGATAACCAGCATATGCTAATCAACTTCTACCCGAGAGAAGTGTGCTTACGGCTTCCACGTGACTTATCGGTTGATGTGGACTACGAGCGTGCCATGTTCCTCTGGTATCATCTTGGCAATAGTTACACTATCCAGGTAAGCGAGTATGAAACAATGCACGGTCTGGTAATCAATAAACGTAATCTATACGCCCCTGTATTTGCCACCCCAGAGTTGGAGCATGAGACTACCTACTACTGGCGTGTGTACATCTATGGTGGTGAGTTTGAAGGATGGAGTAGAATCAACAGTTTCACAACAGGGAGTAAACAGTGAGCTACAGCATGAGTACAAAGTTTGGTGTTGGTGATTGGGTATTTGTTGCACCGATTGATACGCCCGGACGTGTGATAGGCGTGATTGTAGACCGCTATGGTACGCAATACTTGGTACGTTACTGGGAGGGTGGCGCTCCTGTGACCGAAACGATATTTGAAGATGAACTCACAGCTGACAAAAACAAAAAGGGAAAGATTGGGGTACACAAATGAGTATTGTACGTGGTGATATCCTTGGTGTGCGATGTGACGATACAAAGAAAATCCATCGCACGATACGGGATAACACCTATTCCGATGTAGTGCATACCGCAATAGCGATATCACCTACCCGCTGTCTTGAGATGCACCTTGGTGGTTTGCGTACCGTGAAGATAACACGGCATAAGAACATTCGTGTGTTCAGACCACCGGTAGAATTGCGTGGTGCTATCATCAATGGTATTGATACTGTATACGGTGAATATAAGTGGGCACGGTACAACATCTGGCAGGGTATATGCCAGGGTGTCAAGGCTAAGTTTGGCTTCTGGTTACCATTCAGTAGTAAGGGTGCTAACTGTTCAGAGGTCGCTATCCGGTATGCGGAGGTGATTGGTACACCTGATGTGGGTGATGAGAACTTATACTTCCCGGGTAAGACCGTAGACCATATCCTGATGAAGGGTTGGCTAGAGCAGGAAGAGGTACACAATTAAACAGGATATCACTGATAGCATCGTGAAGCTACAGGAGACATACCATGAACTACAAAGTGTAGCCGATCGACTACGGAAAAAGAAGAAACTGTACACAGTACAAAGAATAATGGGGAATGTATGCGACACGTTGCAAAAACAGATAGCGTTACTAAAGAGAGTGTCAAAGGAGTGCTGAGTGAAGCGCTTGATACTATCGATAAACACTATGCTGAAGGTGTTATCAGACGGATGGAAGATGACGGTAAGCGTACACTTGGCCTATTCTTTGTTGATGGTATTATGAAAGCTGTAACCTTGGAGCCACCTTGGAAAAACAATGAACGTTCAGTATCCTGTATCCCTGCTGGTGAATATTTTGCTGATCTTAGAGTCCATGCTAGATTCGGTGAGATCCTGGCATTAACACCTGTAGAGAACCGTGACCCTATCTACATTCACGTTGGTAACTGGCTGAAGGACACCAAAGGCTGCATCCTTGTTGGCAAGAGGAAGATAGTAGACGAAAATGATGATGATATGATATTAATGAGCCGTATCGCAATGAATGATATCGTAGCTGCGTTAGGTGCGTGGCGTAAGATGCGGCTTACAATAGAGCCAGTTCCAGCATAAGCTGGAGTTTTGATGCGACGAGAGTTAGTTTTCGCAGATCCTCATGCACCGTTGCATGATGAGAAGTATTTGAATGTTCTTTTACAAGCGATCGAGATTGTCAAACCGCACACGGTACGATGTGTTGGTGACTTTGGTGAGTGGGATAGTGTAAGCCCGTGGCAGTTTAAGCGAAGGAAGCGACCGCCACTAGAGTACATACTGGACGCACTCACCATGGAAGCCGAGGAAGTCAATGCTGTGCTTGATAGAATTGACGAAACCTGCAAGAGTGCAGGTGTCAAGAAGAAGCACATGCACATGGGCAACCATGAAATATGGTTAGAGAACCTGCATGAAGAGCATCCGTACCTGGAGTGGGTATTACCGTGGCATATCATGGAACTCAACAAACGGAAGTGGACGTGGACACCAAACCACAAACTTGTTAATGTTGAGGGTTTGATAATGTACCATGGAAATGCTTACGGGGGTATCTACCATGGTGCTAATAATTTGCGCAAGTTTGGCAATGTCGATATCATGTATGGCCACCTACATGATTACCAGATCCACTCTGCCTCACTGGTAGAGGGCACAGCTAAAGCGTACTGTATTGGTTGCGGTAAGAAGATGGATCGTGATAGCAATGATTGGGTAGGACCACGTGCAATGAACTGGAGCCATGCCTTTGCTATTGCTTCTTTCTTCCGTGGTATCCATACTGTAGAGGTGGTTGAGGTGAAGGATGGCAGAGCGACCCTGTGGGGTCACGAATTGAACGGGGGTACCAATGGTACCAAGAAATGATTATCGTTGCGTCAGCAAGCCGTATGGCATCTTAAAAGCGATTGTAGGATAGTATGCCCAAGGAAACTCGAGTATTAGCGGACTTCTCTGCAGGGATGATAGGATCTGTTGCTGCATCAGATTTGTCAAACAATGCTTCACCGTTCATGGTGGATGTTGATATTAGTAGTAATCTTGGGAAGATCGTTGGGAGAGAGCAGGATACAGAGTTTGGTCTTAATATTAGTGGTGTCGAGTTTATTGATCAGTTAGCAGGCGCACCTCTTATGGCTGGTGGTGGTACAATTGGGCAATACTCTGAAGGGCTTTTAGATGTCGGCACTGATGAGGATATCACCGACGAACTCACCGATCTCACTGTTCTGAACAATCGCGTATATCTTTCGCAGGGGCGTGGTGCTGGGACGCATACACCGCAATGGTACGGACGGTTTAATCACAACAACTGGTATCACTGTACTGATGGCCCCGACGCTAATATAGAGAATAGTTGGGGTGCGGTTGATGACGTGGAAGCAGCCATCACCTCCCCGAAGAACGCAGCGTTTGGTTGTACTGATGGTACTTACGCTTACTGGGCGGAGAGTGGTGGTTCTATATTGAATCGTTCTGCTGCAACAGGGGCGGGGAGTTGGACTGAACTACGGGCAGATTTCGTATCGATCAAAGGTCTTGCTCATGACGGAACAAACGTATACGTCATTGACCGTAATACAATCTACAAACTTGATTCTGATGGTGACACTGTAGTAGCTGGTACACTTGATTTGAATATGACATGGTTAGATGATGATCAATGGATAAGTGGTCTTACGATTGTCGGTACTAATCTTGTTGTTGGTTTGGCCTGTACGGATAAACCAATTGGGATAGATGGTGATTTCACACCATTCTTTTGGGTTCCGATAGCCAGTATCGTATCAGCCTCTTTTTACAACCCCATCGATGAAGAAACTTATCCGGCTGGATTGTTTGAAGTATCAACTTTACCAAATTCAGTTGGCTGGTATTGTGGTTTTGTAGAAGAAGATGTCTATGAACGACGTGACCCTGATGATATAGACATGTCGCAATACGAGTGGCACAGATTATTTGGTCATGAGTACGGTGGTCGGTTAATAAAGGTGCATAGCCCCCAGTCCACTACTGTAACAGTACCAGAGGCTGCTGTTTTTAATAATGATTCTGGTACAATCGGGGTGAGTATAACCTACTCTAATGCCTGTATCCCGGTTGGGGTTGTTTATGATAATGCGATTGCTGCTCCCCCTGAAGATGATCGTTTGTTCCTCCAGCAGTTCACTGGCGGTCATGTTATCCTCACGATGAACTTCACAGATTGGGCTGCTAATACAAATAGTGCAAAACGATTTTTATATAAATACGCGGTGCATACTTCTGGCGGTGCTTTGAGTGATTCCGCTGATGATATTGTTGGTACTGTTATGCCGTATTCTTGGGGTCTTGGTACACCTACAAATAGTCATTCTGTCACATCGGGTCTTCCGCAAGTAGGACATATTAAAGAGGGTGGGACGACATCACACCTGTTTTTTCGTGTTCCTGGTAGTGGTAATGTAACTCTTTACGCTTGGGAAACAATAGCATACAGCGCTGTAGACTACGACCTCACCCATGGCGTTTCTGCCCCAGAAATGGAATATGACACTGGATGTGAATTAGATGGTTATGAAGCTCTCAAAAGCATAGACGAGTTGCAGCATCCAGCGATGATCGTATATGACGGATTGATAGCCGACATAACCCTGGTATCACGAAATGGTGCAGCTTATTTGACAAGTGGTACTTATGCTGGTTCTGCGTTTAGTGGGTCGTTTTCCGTTGGGTCTTATGGTGACGTGTCAATAGATATTGATGAGATCTCTGGACAAGGTGATTTACTAACAGGGTATGTTTACAAATATGCTATTTCGTTCTTGTACGATGGTTATCAGGAGGGGGAACTAACTGAACTGACAAGTATTACAATTGAAGGTGAACATGCGTCTGCCTTAGTGCGAATAGCTTTTGAGGAAGGTTTTGATCCTGGCAAACGAGTGACACATGTAAACCTATATCGTAGTGCGCGGTATGGGGAGGGCGAAGATTTTATTGCAAGCCCCTACAGATTAGTCGATTCGATAGAGGCTATAATTGATAATTTTGTAGAAGTGACATTAGGTGATGGCACCTATTATCAAGGCGGTTTTCATGATACCGGAAAGTCGGGTGCATCTTATGAGGCATTAGCGCGAGTAGCGGAAACATTATCTGATATTTTAACACCACCACACGATTTCTCGCTTTCGCTACATGGGTACAGACTGCTTGCGAATGTGGAGCATGACGATATCGAAGATGAGGGTGGTGTGATCCTCCGGAGTGTTCAGGGTAGACCGAGCATTTTTAACCGCGTTGAAGATGTTCTGCGTATCAAGGGGCAAATAACAGCGTGGGCTGCATTCAACAATAGAGTATACGCATTTGATACTGCGAACATGTACAGGGTCAATATTGATTCGATGTACGTAGAGGAGGAGACGAGTGGTTTGGGTGTAGCATCATCCAAGCAAGTACATGCCACAGAGTTCGGTATGATTATAGCCGGGAAATATAACGTGTACCTGCATGATGGTGCGCGGTTACAGCCGATTGGTGATAAAATTGTATCAAACGACACAAGTGAATCACTTGGCGAGACATTTACCTTCAATGACGTAGGGTATAGGAATAACACAGCTACCCCTATTGCTGGTTTTGATTCATACACGAATAGTTTTTACATTAGTTTTGAAGATAGTACCGCTGGTACATCACAAAAAATGTATTACATCTACCATTTAGGGTTGGGTGCTTGGGGTATGCGAACAGCATTAGATAGTGATGTGTCATCTACAACAGGTAACGCCCCGGTATGCATGGGCAACACGGATGATGGTAGACTTTTGATTGCGACTTCTGGTGAAGTATACAAGGTTGGCGGTAGTGCGCGAGTCCAATATTGGGTGTACCTCACTAAAAATCTGGTACTCAACAGTGGGAGTAAGTGGTGTTTGTATGATGTAGCTAAGGACGGTACAGGCACTATTCTTGTATATTATTGGGATGGCGATAGTTGGGAAACACCATTACCAGAGAAACTGAAAGATACATCTATCCAATTGGCGCTTTTGGGTACTACGGTTGGTGCGACACTGGATAGTGCTGCATTGCTTATTCGTAGATTGGGGGCACATAATGGCACTATCTAAGTTGAATGTGCGGAGAGTCGATAGCCCTGAATTGGGGCGCGCCCTTGACGAGATCGTTAACACAATCAACCAATTAATAGATGAGGTTAATAGTGTCGTCACGGAAAATAGAAGCGGGACAAGGGGTGATGCCGGAGCGATACGTGTTGTGGATAATAAAGCTGATGGACGAATTTACATCGAGGGCCGTACCAAGAAAGGTTGGTATGGGGCTGAACTTTTGGAAATGGAACAATGACAGTTATAAAAAAGAAATCTCAGCGTGCTGTTGGTATTAGCAAGTCGCGAACTCCTGGCGGTACGTTACGTGGTCGAATAGACACAACTGATGATGTTTTGGAGCAAATGAAGTTGCGCGATTTAGATATTACCCTGGATCAGTTAAAAGAGGGAAAGTATCGTAAGTTTCTGTATGATCCAGCAGCTAAATTAAGGGCCAATCATTTCGAGGGTGGAAGAGCTACAATAGGTGATGGTACTAACTACTTGGAAATAGAGGATGACGGTACTATCCATATGATCGGGGATGCGACTGTATGGGATGATTTTGTTGTAGAACTCAGTACTGCCAAAGTGCCTCCCGCTAATGCCCCTAATTGGGCACAGGTGACAGATGACGGTTCTGGTTCTACCGGGGTATTTGCCTGGCATTTTGCTAATGGTGAGTATCTAAGTTTTCATATCCAGATGCCGCATTCATGGAAAGAAGGATCGAGAATCTACCCACATATCCATTTTGAGTGCACCA